AGCATTCTATATGACCACAGTAAATTTTTTTTTTGGTAAATTTTTATGAGTAAATTCAAAATAATACAAGGGAGTAAATCCGAGAAGGATAGAATACTCTTATATAATGGACGTGCAGTAGCATTCGAAGATGTTGCAAAGATGTGTATCTTCTTTATAGCAAACGAAGACAACTTATACCCACCCCCTAGATTTAAAGGTGGTCAAATGTTCATAGATTATATGACAGAGGTCTTAGAGACAAGACGTGTACCTACAGATAGTAAGTATGCAATACAAAAGAACAAGGGAGTGGTTAAGGTATGAGTCCTAAATCACGAAGAATACACAAAGAAACCTTTACCACAGTCTTCACTGGCTTGTTAATTAACTATCCATTGAATCTATTGGGTCTCTATGTCTGTATTGACCTACTCGAATGGACAGACACACTCACCATAGGTAGTACCATTACTGCATGGATGACAGGTGTTGCATACACACGTGTGTATATCATACGTAGACATTTTTATAATAGGGGTGTTGCATCTAATTAGAGACCTAAGTCATGCTTAGGCATCTAATTGCACTCACTCGGGGTAGGGACAGGGAATCGAACATCACCAAGTCCACAAATACTTACACGACATGCGTGAAACCGTATTCCCATCCCCCCAGTTTTATGGTATAATAGACTTATGAAAAAATATTTAATTACGATACTATCAGTATTCACTATGACCTCTTGCAGTACATTGGATAAAGCAATTGAAATAGAAGAAATCATCAATGACCCCTACCGTACACCCTTAGAGGAACGATTAGAACGATACGAAGCCTGTGAGTGGTTATTAGAGTTGGATACATTCGAACAATATTTGATGTGTATATGTCCTACGTGTCATATATCATGAGGCATGGTTCAATGACACACTCTTTTAGTGGTAAGAAACGTAAAACCAATGCATGGAAGACTCGTACTAAGACCGCTAAGGATTATAATTGGAATGTGAGTGTGAAAACGGTAGCTCCTTACGTGCGTGAGAGTGTATACTATCCGTCGGCGTCACCTTGTGATTCCCCTAAGACATCAAATACCCTAAGTAAAGAAGAACGTCAACGTATCTCGTCCGAGTATACCATTGCACCGTCTTATAATAAGGGTGCGTATCAAGTAATACCTCGGAATGAGGTCAAACACATAGGGAGATAGTAACTTATGAGATTATTTTTAGTGTCGTACCTAGGATGTAGAATATTTAAAGACAGAAGTCCCGCTGGTGTACCACGTTTCATCGTAGAGACACCGAATTCGGTTCGATTGTACTCTTCCACATGGTATAACCTACCACAAATAAAAGGATTTATTGAAAATGAGTTTCTTTGATATTCTTTTTCTACCTTTTTACGTGTTTGCATTCTGTGTAACCCTAGGATTATGGTTTACACTCTTTATATTCGTCCATTATCAACTGAAAAAATACCTATCTTACAGGAGAACTAAATAAAACCATGAGTACTGAATTAATATTAATACATATCGGGTTTATATCTGCACTCGTTTACTTTGTGTTCCGTAGTGGACAAAGAAGTGGACGTGAAGAGATGGTGAGCCAACTCATTCACGACAAATTTGTCGACCCAAAGGCTATAATAACTTTCTACCGTGGCAATGAAGACACTGTAGAGTAACAACAAAGGATATATTATGAGAATAATTGGAATTAATTCCAGCCATGATACCAGTTTATGTATCATGGAAGATGGAGAGGTAGTAGAACTCTTCGAAGAAGAAAGAGAAAGACGTGAAAAGTATTATTCACCGACTTTAGATGCACCTCACTTACATGTAATCGACTCTAAAGGTCTTGCAGATTCATTGGTGGATGAGGAAGGTAACGTACAGGGTGAGTTAGTCTTCGCATCTTTCGATAGACGTGACATGAAACTCGAAATGGATAAAGATTATCTCATGGATAATCGTCTCATTGCAATAGAGTTTGCAGATGCACTTGCAAAGGAACAATTAACCGAAGCAAGAATCCAAGAATTAATTAAAGCCTATCCCAAAGTGGGACTTAAAGAAGACTGGCACGAAGAAATGGATGAAACCATTCATGATGAGATGTGTAAACAGTTCTTTGACGTAGACCAGTATCACTTTGACACAGAACATCACATGTATCATGCATACAGTGGTTATTATCTCAGTCCTTTCTTTGAAAAGGGTGAGAATGCAATAGCAATTGCATGGGACGGTGGTGGTGCTAAGTGCTATCATGAGACCCATCCGAACTATCAAGAGATTGAATCCATTTGGAAGTGTGACTTTGACACTAAGACTATTGTTCCCCAGTGGAAGAAGATGTCTAATCACCGTATGTTAGGTGACCTTGCATCTCAATACTTTCCTAACATGTACTATGACTCAGCTCATTGTCTGACAGACTTGGAGACAGAGATAGATGGACTACCTCTCACGTTCACTAGCTTCCCTTCTAGCGGTATGAACTTCAGTAACATGAGTTATGCCTTCGGTGCAGACATTCATGGACGTGCAGCGGGTAAGGTCATGGGTATGGCATCATACGGAAGACTGTACGAAGACAGACCCGATAGATTTGATAGACATATCGTTGCACAGATGTGTGAAGAGGAATCATTTAATAATGCATGTAGTGTTATCAGACGTGCAATAGAATTAAATCCCGACTGTAAGAACTTAGTTCTCAGTGGTGGCTTCTCATTAAACTGTACAAACAATTACAGATACCTACAAGAGTTTCCCGAATTAAATATATTCGTTGACCCTGTACCCCACGATGGTGGTACTGCAGTTGGAGCTGCATTTTGGTTGCATTATCATTTAGAAAACGAATACTTCGAACCAGTAACAGAAGAAGTAACAACAGAGGAAACAGACAGTGAGTAGAATATTAGAAATCATTAGAGACCAAGACGAAGCAGTCAGATTATTGGTTGAAGAAAAACAAGTTGTTGCAATGTTCCAAGGTAGTTCTGAATGGGGCCCACGTGCATTAGGTAACCGTAGTATTTTATTTGACCCTACTAATCCCGATGCAAAACAAATTGTTAATACAATTAAGAAGAGAGAATATTATAGACCGTTTGCTGGTACTGTATTAAAAGAACATGCACATGAATATTTTGAGATGTTGCAGTTAGAAGAGTCACCTTATATGTCATTTGCAATTCAATGTAAGAAGAAAGCATACGAAGAGATTCCTGCTATCGTTCATGCAGATGGTACATGTAGAATCCAAACGGTTACTCAAGAGCAGAATAAAAATTATTACAATTTAATTAAAGCCTTGGGTGAAAAGAATGGCACCCCCATTGTATTTAATACATCATTTAATTTAGGTGGAGAATCTTTAGTAGAAACAATCTTTGATGCAATCGATACGTGTAACCGTTCCGACATTGGATTCCTTTACGTACCCGAAGACCAGCCAGATGGTATTCCATACGAATTGATTCGACCTAAGAAATCAAAAGATTTAAAAAATGACACAGAACAGGATGGTGTGTGGGAGTCAGAAGTATAAATACTTCTTATGATAGAAGTCACAGACATTGCAATTGCAAAGCTTATAGAGAAGAAAGTGGACTCAGTTAGAATGGGTGTTACTGGTGGTGGTTGCAGTGGCTATGAATATGTTTTTATCAGAGACGAATATAAAGACGGTGACCTAGAAATAGATTACGGTAAGTTTAAATTTTTAATAGATACAATGAGTCAACCCTTTCTAAAAGGAATGACATTGGATTATGAGAAACAAGGATTGAATGAAACATTTACGTTTCAGAATCCAAATGAAATAGCATCGTGTGGATGTGGAGTGAGTATTACATTTAATGAAGACATCGTCAGCAAAAGCTAAAGGTCGTAAACTACAACAATGGTTTGCTCAACTTATGGTGGACACTCTTAACCTTCACGAAGAAGACTTAGAGTCTAGACCCATGGGTTCACAAGGGGAAGATATTATAATGGGACGTGAGTCCCGAGAGAAGTTCCCCTATTCCATTGAATGTAAAAACCAAGAAACAGTCAACGTATGGAAAGCATACGAGCAAGCTTCAGAGAATTGTAAAGGGTATGAACCACTTGTGGTCATAAAAAGAAACAGACATAAACCCTTAGTGTTAGTAGATGCTGAACACTTTGTGGAATTGCATAGGAATGGCAACAAAGATGAAATCATTTAATGAGCTGATAGTCGAAGAAGACATCAAGAAGTCCGACCCCTATCGCCTTGTCGTTCTTGCAGAACGTCCCAAGAAACAATCAAAGAAATCTACCAGTGGTAAGATAGTTGGGGTTGCAGAGAAGATGGGTATGGATGTTTACAACGTGCGTATCAATGGTGCATACTTAGAACGTGATGAGGATAGTGGTAAGATTACTATTCACAATGCAGACGATGAGAAAGGATTCGAGATTGATGCAGACACATTAGTTATGATTCGTGGTGCAGTAAACACTAAAGATTCCTACCTTGATTTAATCTCTCAGATTGAACGCTACGGCATTGCAACGTGTAACCCTAGGGAATGTATCGAAGTTTGTTCAGACAAGTTTAGAACGTATCTGAGACTGCAAGAGATAGGTCTAAACCAACCACGTACCGTATTGATTCCAAACGATGAACCCGAGACTGTAGATAGAGCTCACGAAGCATTAGATAATAACTTCCCGATGATACTTAAAACATTACAGGGTTCTAAAGGTGTGGGTGTTCTATTAATCGAAACAGAACGTTCATTACAATCACAGGTCAGCTTGATTTATAAGATTGACCCCTACTGTGATATTCTATTACAAGAGTATATCGAATCAGATTACGATGTACGTGTTGTCATTGTCAACAGAGAAATCGTTGGTGCAATGAGACGAAACAAAATTACAGATGATTTCAGAAGTAATGTATCCCAAGGTGCAGATGCACAATCAGTTACATTGACAGAACTGGAAAAGGATGTTTGTCTAAGAGCTAGCAAAGCCGTCAACGGACAATGGTGTGGTGTCGACTTTATTCCTAGCAAAAACAGAAAGACTGAACCACCATTCTTATTAGAAGTAAATCATTCGCCAGGCACTGAAGGAATCTCTAGTGTTATCGGTGAGGACATTGTTAAGATGGTTCTTAAGATTTATAAAGACCGAGACATATGGAAGAAGTCACCAACAGAGTGTGGTGTATTAGAAACCATTGAAGTCGAAGGTCAAGAGATGACAGTGAAGTTAGATACAGGTAATTCAGTTTCAGCTTGTTCACTTCATGCAGAAGATTTAAAGGTTAACGGTAAGATAGTTACATGGACAACGGAAGGTGTTAAGTATAAGAAACCACTAAAGAGAATGGTTACTTTATTAAAACCAGCTGAAGACAGACCAGTCGTAGAACTTGAGTTAAACTTTCTAAACACTATATATGAGCAAGAAGTTAGTTTAGATACTAGAGGTGCAATACCGTTTCTTGCGAACCGTGACCTTATGCAACGTGCAAACTTAATGATAAATCCAGCACGTAAGTTCATGATTACAAACAAACGTGATGAAAGGGATGATAGTTAATTTATAAACAGACTTGACAATGCACTAAGCTTTATTATATACTGCTGACATGATTATGAAAACTGAACCCAAAAAAATTAATATCCAAGACCGAATGCGCGAGAAAGCAATCGATGCCTATGATGAAGTTGAGTTCCAAATCGATTCCTTTGTGGACGATAAGAAGAGCTCCTTCTCAATGTACAAATATCTTAAGCAACTAGATTATAGTTCTAAAGTAATTACCTTCATGAAAGGTAAAACACTTCAAGCACAATTAGAAGTTAAGAACGAAGAAGGTTGTGAACAGTTAGAAGAAGCTTTCAATTTCCTTACCAAGAAACAAAAGAAAGACTACATCAAATTCTTAGAGAGTATCGAATCCGATATCGATAAGTATTGTGACGAGTACAAACCAGTACGTAGAATTAAACCTATGACCCCTAAGAGGATGGTAAGGAAGCTTCCGTTCTTAGAGGAGTGGGAAGGTTACAAGTCTATAGACAAGGAAGAGATACCAAGAGCATTAGACTTGTTCACATACAATACTGCATCTAAGAAGTTTACACATTTCAGTGGCCACCTTGCAGTTAAAGGTTCTAGAATTACAGGTTATGACTTATGTAAAGAAAAGACCTTGACAGATTACAAGTTGCTTGATAGACTGGTAACAGGTGGTAATATTATTGCTCGTGGATTTATGGATGAGATTCCTAGGTCGAAGTTGAAAAACGGAAACGACTTGATTACCAAAAATACATTATTATTAAAAGTGATTAAATGATACTTATAGACTTTACTCAGACCATCATTGCTGGTCTAATGGCACAATTAAAAATGAATGGTGGAGAAATGAGTGAGGACATGTTGAGACACATGATTCTAAACTCAGTCAGAAACTATCAAAAGAAATACTCAGGCGACTATGGTGAGATAACTCTTTGCACGGATGCAGCCAATCCGTGGAGACGTGACTTCTATCCACAGTACAAAGCAAATCGTAAAAAGTCTAGAGAGGCTGACGATAAAGATTGGGGTATGATATTCGATACCCTTCACAAAGTTAAGATGGAAATCAAAGAGAACTTTCCATACCGTTACATGTATGTTGAGAAGTGTGAAGCTGATGACATCATTGCAGTGTTGACTAAACATGCAAAGGAAGATGTACTCATTGTCAGTGGAGATAAAGACTTTCAGCAATTGCATAAATACCCATATGTAACTCAATGGAGTCCCAATCTCAATAAGATGATTGATTGTCAAGACCCCGATTTATTTTTGAGAGAACATATTCTTACTGGTGATAAGTCAGATGGAGTTCCAAACATTCTATCTAATGATGATTGTTTAGACCTAGGTATTAGACAGACACCCTTAAGGAAACCTATCAAAGATAAGTACTTAAGAATTACAATTGAGAGTGACGATAAATACTATCGTAACTATTTAAGAAACCAAACTTTAATTGACTTAGAGTTTATACCAGCTGAGATAGAACAGAATATCTTAGAAGAGTTTGATGAGACTGAACCTGTAAGGGGTAAAGTATTCGACTATCTAAGAACTCATAGACTAGACCAGTTGTTAAATCATGTAGAGGATTTTACATTATGACCGAGAAAAAAAGAGGAAGAGGGCGACCTAAAGGAGCTCCCAATAAACCTAAAATGAAGTTGATTACCGAAAGAGCAACACTTCAGAAAAATGCAGATGTATATGAAATATTATGTCAAGCAAATATTGTTGCTGAGAGTAATCCAGAGCAAGCAGTTAACGGATTGAAAGTATTCAATGAAACTAATGGTGGAGTTAAGAAAGTATTGCAGTGGCAATTCGATGAGAATATTTCATCCGTCTTACCCGAAGGTAAAACACCTTACAGAGAGAACTCAGCACCTAGCTCTGATTTAACAGAAACATCACTTAGATTTGAACATAGGTTGTTCCAGTATTTTGTTACGGAACAAATCTCTGCAACTAAGAGAGAAGCAATGTGGATTGGTCTTCTAGAAGGTATTCCTAAAGAGGAAGCTGAACTACTTGACCTAGTCAAAGATGGTGTTTGGGCATTCCCTAACATCACTTCAAAAATCGTGAAAGATGCCTTTCCCGAGATTAATTGTTAACTAAATATAAGAGTAGACCGAGACTATACATATTATAAGGGAAGTTAGATACAATTTAACTTCAGTAAACAACTTTCTAGTCTAGTTCTGCTCCATGGAGAATAAATAAATTATGGCAACAAATGAACCCCAAACTGTCTCACAGTTTGCACAAGAAAAACCCGAACCAACAGAGTTAGAAAGAATCCAACAAAGGATTGCTGACTACAAAGTAGGGTTTACCGTTAATAGTGCTAGTGTTATCAATGCACTAATCCAATCGCATTTGCAAAGTGGAAAGGTCACCCAAGGTGAACTCGTACCATTGCATACTGTGACTGAAGAGTACGCTGCTGGATTAGCAGAGTACAATCAGATTGTCGAGAATGCACAACGTAGGTCTCAAGAACTTATCGCTGCAGACCAACTTGCAAAAGCAGAGGCATTCGAAAAATCACAACAAGAACAACAGCAAAGACTTGCAGACGAAAGAGTTGCAAGGAAAGAAGCAAACAATAAGATTGCACAACTTGAAGCTGTTCTTGCATCACATGGAATTGGTGTTGACTTAAACGGTGATGGAGTTATCGGTGTTAAACAAGGTACATTAAACAAAGATGGTTTTGTTGAAATGTCTGCTGAGGAAGTAGCAGTACTTGCCAAGAAACATGGATACGAAATTCCACAACCACCCGCTGTACAACAAACCCCTTTAGCAAAACCTAGTAAGGCAACAGGTAACATGGGTCTTGCACGTGCAATGAATCCTGCTACAGAAGATACAGTTGTTGTTGGAACAGACGTAGAAGTAAATGAAACATCATTCGTTGACCCGACAGAAGTCGAACCTTTCGTTCCTTTAAATACACCACAGTCTGATACAAGATATCAACCAAGTGGGAATACAACCGAGTCTTTCTTTGATGAAGTTGCAAGAGTAGAAGAAGTTGCTCAGGCAGATGAATTCGTAGAAGAGATTACAGATGAGTCCTATCAATCAATCGATAATGCAACACCCGAAGAGTGGGATGAAGCAATCTCAACCGATGAAGCTTTCAATGAGAAGGTAGCGGAAACTAAACAAGCATTCGATGAGTACGAAGAAGACCAAGGGTTTGAAGTATCAGACGAAGTAGAACCATTAGGTTCAGAGTTCTCAGTACAGGAAGAAGATACAAGAACTGAATCTGAATTTGCAAAACCAGTAATCACTGGTGGTAACTTTAAACCAAGAGCAGAAACTCTACAGACTGGTGACTCAGTAAAAGCACCAGCTGAAAAAGCAATCCCTTCATATGATAGTGAAGAGGAATTACTTGCAGCTGCACAAGCAAAGATTGACCAAAAGGTTCAAGATGATATCGATGAAAAACAATTCAACGAATCATTCGAAGAAGAGCCATACGATGAGATTACAATCCCATCAAGTGCAGAACTTGAAGCAATGACTAAGAAAGGTATTGTTACAGCTGCAGATGAGTTGAACTTTACACTTGATAAGTCTCAAACTAAAGCACAAATGATTGAGTCCTTCCAAGACCAAACAGATGAATTAATACAATCACTACAGGATGATGGGTCATTCGTATCAGCAGTCGACAGTGATGAAGGAAGTGATAATGACAATGATACTGTGCGAGACGGTGGATACTTCTAAGGAATCAGAAGTACTACCCCTTGAATTAGACAAAGTAAGTCACAGATACGTAGAACGTTTTCAAGATATTGAAGATGACGTTCTACGTTTAAACTTCCCCCTTGAATATACAATCCGTTTAGGAATCCAATACGACACCCCCTATGTAAATCTTTACCTTGATGGTAATGAGTTAATTTTCTCAGCACACGACAGAGACCAAGATGGATTACACATTAGACCGTATCTATACAACAGACATGGTGACCCAAAGAGCTGTAAGATTTCAAAAGAGAAGTCAGCACAGTTTTTTATCATACCCAAGTATTTTACTGAAGGAGTAATTGACGTTGGCGACACAATCGAGTTTTCTTACCAAGAACAGGTTTTGGATGGAGAAGAAAGACATATTAGGTGTAGACGTGTCGAAACGTAACATCCCAATAATGGCTGTTGACCAGTACGATTTTTTAGAACACCGTAGAGAACAGGAAAAGAAACATTGGGGTCGACAAGACCAAGACCAATTAAACGAACTCAGTTCTATTCTTACAGTCGAAGTTAACACCACAGAGTTATGCAATAGGACATGTTCATTTTGTCCACGTGCAAATCCCGAAGTGTTTCCAAATAGAAATTTACATATGACACCCAAGGCTGCAAAGACCATTGGAGATGAATTACATAAGAATGGATTTAAAGGTAAGATATCCTTAAGTGGATACGGAGAGAATTTACTTAACCCAAGGTTCAGAGAAATCGTTCACACCTTTAGGACAGCAGTTCCTTATGCAACACTAGAGTGTAACACTAACGGAGATAAACTCACTAGAGAATATGCAGAAGAGTTATTTGAGTTCAGTGGATTAGATTTACTCTACATCAATCTCTATGACGGAGTCGAACAGATAGAACACTTTGATGAGATAATGAAAACCATCCCCGAAGAGAAATACAAATACAGAATGCACTGGGGTGATTTCGAAACACATGGATTGATATTAAACAATCGTAGTGGAGTTATGGACTGGGTAGGAATTGAGGAGAGTACAATTGAAGCGCTACAAGGTAAACCGTGTCATTATCCTTTTTATAAAATGTTTGTTGATTGGAATGGTGATGTTTTATTCTGTTCCAACGATTGGGGTAGAGAGCATGTTGTAGGCAACTTGTTATCAGAAACCCTACATAATGTATGGTTCTCTAAACCTATGAATAAAATTAGAAAGAAATTAATGAAGGGTGACAGAAGTATGTCCCCATGTAACAAGTGCAGTGTCGATGGTAGCTTGTTCGGTAAGCAATCTTTCGACATAGTGAGTGAATATTATGAGAGTAGTAATAACAGGAAGTAGTGGTCTTGCAGCTGTAATTAAAAGAACATTAGAAGCAACACCGTATAGAGGAAACACCATCGAAGTCACACCAGTCAGATGTGATGATATCACAATGAATGGAGTAAACTTTTGGGGATTCAGAGGTCATAAACCTATGGATGTTTTAATCAATCTTGCACACCAAGACCAAGCTAAGATTCTAGATATTGCTCATGAGGCATGGGAGTTAGAGAAGACTAAGACTATTATTAATATCTCTAGCCGTGCAGCTCAACCAAACATATCTAAAGGTTACATGTACGCATCAGAGAAAGCACAACTCAATCACCTTGCAAACAATTATCAGTACAACTCTAAGAAGAGATACAAAATGACTAATCTAAACCTAGGACTTCTCAACGATGAGAACCTACCTAGTGTTAAACACCAAGATGTTGCTGGGTTTATTTACAAGCTAATTACGTCCTATCCCGACTATGAGATTGCAGACGTGACATTACAAGCACATGCAAACTACCAAGATGTGCAGAGTGACAAGGAAACTTTAAAGGATGTTTACTATCATTTACACACTGATTAGTTATAAATAATACTATGACAGAATACAACGACTTCGGATTTACAGCGATGGATGCAGATGAACTTGCAGCCATTGATACAAAGATTATCGAGAAGACTACAACTGCAACGGATGTAATCAACAAACTTGATAATTTTGTGAGACCCCTACTTGAGAATCTTGCAAAGGATTCAGACAAGGACTATATCTATTGGCCCAATAGAGTAGACATCATAAACAAGAAACTTAAAGAACTGGACGAAATACAAAAGAGTCTATAAAAGGCCTAGACAGCACCCCCCGCTTTTTGATATACTGTACTCCAATAAAGAAATAACTTAAGGAGTTACAACATGAGAAAGCATCGTGATAGTATATACACGTCCCCCGAATCCCAAATGGCCATTGTTAAGATGGGTCGAGAAATCATAACCATGTGTGAAGTAGGAGAACTACATGCAGGCAATGATGAAGAGTCATTAAAACTATGGAATGCAGCGGTCACTGCAGGCAACAAAATGACCACTGTAGGATTGACCTATTCTAGGTTTAATTCAGTGGACGACCTAACCCCCCTTGAAAAGAAAGCAGTACTTACATACGTCAAAGAACGTGCTACCGAGGCCTTGACAGCAGGCTAAGCTTTTTGGTATACTATGTATATAATGAAAAATCAAGGAGACACTATGAACCAATCATTAAAAACTAAAATCACTTCATTGACCTCTATGGCAGAGTTGAATGAGGTTATCGCACTTTGTAATGAAGTGAAGAAACTGAATGCCAAGACCTCTTTGGTCGAAGGTGCAAAAGTCTATGTAGTCCAAAAGACTAAAAGGACTTTGGGGACTTTAATCAAAGTCAAGATTTCAAGGGCAACTGTAGAACTACCAAAAGGTAGATATTCAGTTCCTTTATCAATGTTGGAGGCAGCGTAATGAAATTATCAGAATTAGTCAACGAAGTGAATCAAGAACAAGAACTCTTAGAGTTGTGTGAGACACTTTGTGAGCAATTAAATGCTGTACATCTTGAAGCATTCCCATCATTAGACTACTACAACTGGAGAGTTAATTCAGCGGGTAGGAAGTATATCAAGATTATCTGCAACAGTGGTAATCAAGATTCTGTTTGGGGATTTGTCAACAAGAAAGAATTCACTAAAGTCAGAAAAATGGAAAGAGTGAATGGTATCGTTGAAAAGGAAGTCACGTTCAAAGTGGGTGACGTTCTTGCAGCTGCTGGATGGCAAACTCCAGCATTGAACAAAGCAAGAGGTAACCTCTTTATGGAAGGTGGATACCCAGTATCTAGAAGTAACCAACATGGGCCTCATTACTTAATATGAAAAATTCAAAACAACTTAAGGACAGTGTAACTCCAAAGCATACCACGGATTGGTATGTTAAGTGGGTTGCATCTGTTTTTGTTCTAGCAGCGATGTCCCTTCGAGGTATCGATGGTATGGCACATTATGACTTAGGTCTTTCCATGATTGGAATTGCACTTTGGTTATGGGTGTCATTCTTATGGAACGATAGAGCATTGATATTACTCAATGCAGTAGGACTGCTGTTTCTATTCAAGAATGCCTTGACAATGGCTCTGGCTTTTTGATATACTAACAGTATAGGAAATTAAATAGGAAAGTAAATATGTTAAATCTAATCATCCAAACCCAGTACAAAGAAAACTATGCAGCTCATGACGAGGGTTATGTGCATGGTGTTTCTGAACCGTACTGGAAGTTTAAGGGTGGTTCGTCCTATCTGATTACAGATATCGATTTCCTTAACACGGAATATTTACAAGGTCTTGTAGACGAGACTGCATTCCTTCACACGCAGAAGAATGAGATGGCTGAGGCATACGTCCTCAATTGGGAACTCATTGATGAGAAGGATGTGTACAACCACATTGAGAAGTGGGAGTCACCTTACATTCTTGAGAAGAATGCCGAAGGTAATTGGACTTGCAAGAAGGTCACTGAGAACGGTGACTATGGTTACATGAAAAAAGAGATTTTATCAAGAGTCCAAGTTTGGACTTATGATGCAGATGCTACATGCACAACAGATGTGGCTACGTACCATGTTGAATACATCATGGTAGATGGTACTACTCTTGAGAGTGAGAAAGCTCTCGGTGAGTGGTTAGAAAATAATTTAAAGAACGAGGTAGCGTAATGATTATAAAAGAATATGAAGTAGATGATACAGGTGTTGGTGGCACCTCTCTCAAAGGATACTTAACAACCACCTATGATACCCTTGTAAGTCTTTTAGGAAAACCGACTTACATGGATGCAGACCCATATGCAAAAGTTAATTGTGAATGGTGTCTAACTGTGAAGTACTTTGAAGAAGAAGGTATGGAAGAGTATGATTATGACCGTGAAGCGGTTACAATCTATAACTGGAAGGATGGACACGTCCCTCTTAATGAGTATTCATGGCACGTGGGTGGTAAATCCTACAATGCTACGGAACTCGCACAAATGATTGTAGAGGGTAATATTAAACCCGACTACAATGCAAATTCTTAGGAGAATGATATGAGTTTAGATTACGAAAGTGCAAAACTAATTGCATCGTGTACAGAAGGTAAATTGACAGCCGACGATGTCATGAATCTAGCAACGTATGGTACTACCAACGCTGCTGACATGAATCCATTCCAAACGGAATTGGATTTCACAGGGTGTCCATGTGGGGTATTGAATTGTCCCGATGAGTATGCCCATACAACGAGTGGGTTTTAATATGGAAGCTGAAGTAGTTACAATTTCATGGATAGGTGGTTTCGTTCTATGCACCTTTATGATGGTGTTAACCTTTTTAGGGTTGCATATCAACAAACCGTTTCCATGGGAAACACGTAGACAGTTTGACAAGAATGATGTCAAATATAGAGATGGCGACAACACATGATTGTTGAAGAGAACACAATGTTAGAATTGAATGGTGTACAGATTGTACACCTCTTTCCTAACGGTTACGGTGCCAGTGTAGTCAAGCATGACATGTCATATGGCGGTAAACAAGGTTTATGGGAAATGGCGGTTCTCAAAAACGGTGAGTTGTGTTATAATACTAGTGTAACTAGTGATGTCTTAGGACATTTATCAGACGAGGACGTTGAGTTCCATCTGAAGGAGATAGAAAACTTATGAGTAATTTTCATTTGAACCAAAATCAACTAACATCGGCAGATTTGCCGTTCGAACCAGCAGAATGGTTTCCCGAATTAGACCTATTACAGGAAAGCGGTAAAATTAACATGTTTGAAGCCCCAAGATGGTTAAGGGAAAACTTCGGTTTTTCTAGAGAACAGGCAGAAATCGTTTTTAAGGCTTGGGTGGAGTATAAATCATGAAAATGAGATATTATTATTTGGTTGCTGGTGCAATTTTAGGTTTTTTGACTGGCACCCTCTCTCAGAAAGCTTATGCATTCGATGAAAATGGTGAAATTGTCTGTATGGCAAAAAATATTTACTTCGAAGCAGGTAATCAGCCGATTGCTGGTAAAATAGCGGTTGCACAAGTCGTGATGAATCGCGTTGCAGACCGAGATTATCCCGATACTATTTGTGGAGTCGTTTATCAAGCAAAGTGGAAGACTAATTGGAAGGGAAATCCAATGCCAGTTAGAAATATGTGCCAATTTTCGTGGTTTTGTGATGGCAAAGCAGATGTACCCGAAGATAGTCACACTTGGATGGTGTCATTACAGGTTGCACAGTCTTTGGCATTTGGTGAGTGGGCAGATATTACTGAAGGTGCCACACATTACCATAATGACCAAGTATATCCTTATTGGGCAGACTCATTAAATGAGACTGTAGTCATTAACAATCACATATTTTACAAATGAACATATTTTACTTACACGAAGAACCCGAAATTGCAGCTAAACTACATTGTGACAAACATGTAGTTAAGATGATTATCGAATATGCCCAACTCTTGTCAACTGCACATAGAATGCTAGATGGTAAACACTATATTGACGATTCGAGTGGACGTAGAATTCAAAGATGGAGACTTGAAGGTGAAATGGATAACTTATACAAGGCTTCACATGTCAATCACCCATCCAATATATGGGTTCGAGAGAATGCAGTTCACTACCAATTTGTATATGACCTATTTGCAGCTTTATGTAAGGAGTACACCCATCGTTATGCCAAGGCCCATTTAACGCAGGAAAAACTACTGGATTTACTAAACCAGTTACCAAACAATATTGACCTTTGTGCATGGAGAGAACCACCTCAATGTATGCCCGATGATGTCAAAATGAAATCATCTATAGATGGTTACCATAAATACTACAACAAATACAAAAAAGATTTTGCAGTATGGACTGCAAGACCAACACCCGAGTTTATGTATGCCTCTATATGATTTTTTAAATAATGAAACTGGTGAGATTGAAGAGCATAATATGTCTTATACCAAACTCGACCAATTCAAAGAAGACAACCCACACCTCAAACAAGTTATACTTGGAACGCCAAGCATTGTTGGTGGTCATGGTGACAGGGTGAAACTTGATAATGGCTTCAAAGAAGTCCTCAATAAAATTTCTTCTGCAAACCCAGGCTCACCTATGGACAGACATAGACAACGTGGAGTCAAAGAAGTTAAGACTAAAGAAATAGTTAAAAAGCATCTAGACATTCAATCAAGAAAGAAGTAGAATAGACTTATGGGTAATTTATTAGAGTTATGGGAATTAGAACACCTAGATTTACATACCGTTCAAAAGGATGGTAAGAGATTTTACACAAATGGTGATGAAGACTTTCACTATCCAAGTGTAACAACGGTTGTCGGATTACTTAACCGAGACCATATTAGATTGTGGAGAGAACGAGTTGGTGAAGAAGAAGCCAATCGTATCTCAACTGGTGCAGCCAAACGTGGTACATCATTCCACCAAGTAGTAGAAGACTACTTAAGACAAGAGAAGGAAATCACCTTCTCAGACATTATAGAAGAAAAAAGATTTAAAGGTGTCCAACCAGTACTAGATGAAATAGTACCGATTGCATTAGAGGCACCATTATTGTCTCGCAAATTAGAAATGGCTGGACGAGTAGATTGCATTGGTGTATTTGATGACATGCTATCTATAATAGATTTCAAGACTTCATCTTCCTACAAGGAAGAGTACATGGCAAAACCTTGGTTCTATCAAATGACTGCATATGCAATCATGGTGGAAGAACTTACAGGAACACCAATCGAAGAGATTACTGCTATTGTGAGTTTAGAAAACGGTATGTTTCAAATCTTCTCAGCAAACCCTATGGACTATGTTGAAGATTTGTACAAATTGAGAAAACAGTATGGTAATCTACACGGAGTATAAAATTGATAAGTAAAAAAGAATTTACGGAACAAGTGGAAAAGTTATTGATAGGTGGTAAGACCGATGTTATGGGAGCAATCATAAAAGTTTGTGATGATAACAAAGTCGAACCCGAATCAGCGAAGAGGTTAATATCCCAACCTCTCAAAGAAAAGTTAGAAGCTGAAGCAACTAATTTGAAAATGATTAATAGGGGTTCATCATCACAAGGAACTATTGCTAGTTTCTTTAACAAGTAAGGTAATTATGAAAAAAGGTGATATCGTCACAGTAGTGGCAATCAGTGGGGAGTATGTAGGTGAGTATGACAGTCAACGTGATACGTCTATTACATTAACCAACCCAAAAATGATAGTTCAAAATCCCGAAGGTGGAATGGGTTTTGCAAGAGGCGTAGCAGTAACAGGATGTCAGAATCCCGAGACAATTACGTTTAACAACTATGTGTTTACAACAGAATCAAACGAAGGTGTTGCTGACGCATATGAAATTGCAACTGGAAAGAAAGAAGCTCCTAGAGTTGAAGTTCCAGCAGAGAAGAAGATTATTACTTAATGACTTCTAGAGAAGGATATGATGCATACACTTTATACCTTGGGATAAAATTACATTTTCACTCCAAGGGATATGATTTCGTTAAGTATAACGGAAAGGTGAAGTCAGACATCAACTCTTTCTTAAAAAGAAAAGACAAATACCATTTTGGTAAGTTGTACAGAACGTATAAAGAAGAACTGCAAGACTTCTACATTGCAAATCTATCACACAAAGATTTCTGGGCGGGTGACCTTCTAGATAAAGAATGTGATAAGAGATATAGAGAGTGGAAGAAGAGAAATCAGAAGCTTAGTTATATGTTCGAAACAGAAGTGAACGACTTGATACGAAAGTACAAGATTCAAACACAACTGAAAGTAGTTGACGGTCAACACCCTAGACTACTTAAATCTTATATGAGTAAGGATGTAAGTTTAGAGACCATTTGTATCATGGATGAAATAATTGGTTTCACGAAGGACTGGGAAAGATTGATTTCGGAAAAAGTCGTCTACCCCGACTTACACATTAAGATAAACAAGTATAAGTCATTCATAAGTTATGACGTTAAGAAATACAGAGAGAAACTCCTAGAGATATGCTCTTAAGATATGTACCGATTGGCCACATAACATTATATGTATAAAAACATCAAGCTCAAGAATGACTAAATACACAGTACATTTCAAAAACCCTCTTGTAGGATTAGTAAGAGTGTACTATAATAGGAGTATAAGAACTAAGGTTTTTATACATGATAAAATGCAATAAAATGCGATATAATTGTACGATAAAATAGGAGAATACAATGTCAAGTAGTTTAGATAAACTAAGAGCTGCAATGGAATCAGCTTCCCCAACAGGCGGAGAAAAAAAATCCTACTCAGACGACACTATGTGGAAACCCGAACTCGATAAGAGTGGTAACGGTTACGCTGTAGTTCGTTTCTTACCCACCCCCGAGGGAGAAGAGATGCCATGGGTATCATATTTCGACCACGGTTTCCAAGGGCCAGGTGGCTGGTATATTGAGAAGTCTTTAACGACTCTTAATAAACAAGACCCTGTATCAGAATACAATACTCAGTTATGGAATACTGGTGTTGAGGCAAACAAAGACCAAGCACGTAAACAGAAAAGACGTTTACACTATGTGTCTAACATCCTTGTTATCTCAGACCCTAAAAATCCTGCTAACGAAGGTAAAGTGTTCAAGTACCGTTTTGGTAAAAAAATCTTTGAAGCACTCAAGGAAGCAATCTCACCAGCATTTGAAGATGAGAAAGCAATCAATCCTTTTGACCTTAGAGAAGAAGGTGCAAACTTTAAGATTAAAATTAGAAAGGTAGATGGTTACTGGAACTATGACAAATCAGAGTTTGACACACAAGCACCTTTATTTGATGATGAGCAAAAGCTTGTAGATGTGGTAAACAACCTACATAGCTTAAGTGGAATTATTGCACCAAGTGAGTTTAAATCTTACGAAGAGTTAAAAGAGAAACTCGATAGAGTTCTTGGATTAACAGGTGCAGTAACTAACTCTACAGCTGAGTCAGTTGCAGATGATTTGGAAGAACTTCCATGGTCAGATGTTAACACGTCTCCAGTTGCAGAAGAACCTGTAGTTGCATCAGCAGAATCTACTCCTCAAGCAGAAGAAGATGATGCGATGGACTACTTTAAGAAACTGGCTGCTGATAGTTAGTAGTTAGATTTCTTATTTGGGGCAGTCGTGTATATTCAAAATGTGTCCTTGAAAAAAGACGACTGCATCACTGAGACCGTGGAAAAAGATTGGGGGTACTCAGTAAGGGAAAGGTCAATAGCATATAGCGGATTGGTCGGTGAAGAACGGGTTGCTGTAAGGCGTGGGGTGACTTCACATTTTTTAAGAGAAATATTATGCCAAGTGTAACACCAAAAATAAATCCAAAGAATCGGAACGTAGAAGGGTTCGACCAACTACTTCGCAGATTTAAAAGGGATTGTGAAAGAGCTGGTATAGTTCAAGAGTGTAGGGATAGGAAGTATCATATCAAACCTAACACTATCAAAAACGAAAAGAACCAACAACTAAAAAGACGTAAGAAACTAGATGCAAAAAGAGCATCAATGGGTAGACGAGGATTTAGGTGATATCATGTCTTCCAAACAATGGCACGGTGGCAAAGGTTCACAACGTAGGAATTCAGACGAATCAGCATATGCTGACAACTGGGATAAAATCTTCGGTAAGAAGAAACCAGTAGTTAAGGTTCGTAAGGAAACACCATCACACGGACGTACTCAAGTCCAAAGAGATAAAACCAAATACAATCGAAAGGTAACTAAGGCAGATATCCTTAGAGGCCCAGACTTAATCTAATTCTGATTTACAACTGCAGTTCTATTAATAGTACTATCTGTGGGTCTAGGATTAGGTGATGCAGATATCGTATTGTTGGTTACATTGTTATTAGTGTTTTGTTGTGCAACAGATGTAATACTAGGGTCGGGTCTCTTGGGGCCCATTTCTTTAGCACGGTCTGCTGAGTCTTTAATCCTATCACCTTGGTCTCTCTCTAAACGAGTCAGTTCCATTCTCTCTTTCTCTGTAAGACCTTCACCCTCATCAAAGAATTCATCATCTGTTTGTTTTCCTTGGAGTTCATTTCTTCTTTGTTGAGTTGCAAGGTCACCAGCGTTTGCTGGGATGTAGTCTTCTCTTGTATCAAGTTCTTTCTGAGCTCTATTAATATCTAGGACTTCAGCTGCTTGTCTTTCTAGCAACTCTTCAGTGGTTACCCCTTTTGTTCCGTTTTCGAAACTCAATCCGTTCTCAAAAAATCGACCATCTAACTCACCCTTGTCTGCTTTTTCTTGATAGAACTCTCTCTTCTGTTCTTCGGTTGCATCTTCACCATTGATTTTTAAGTTACTGAATTTAACTCTATTTTCAACTTCTTGTTGTCTTGCATCCATGATATCTTGAACATTGAAATAATCCTGTTCAGATTCATTCCTTTCTTGCAGTAAATCCTTAGATGAGATTGCATCCATTGCTATGTCTTGGTCAACATCAGCCTCTGCTTGTTCCATCATCTGTTTCTTCATCTCTTTTGCTTCTTTGTCACCTCTACCCCAACCCCAGTTGAGTGCATCTTCACCGAACTCTGCTTTTAATTTTGCATCAATTTCAGCTTCTTTAGCCTGCATGGCAATTTCTTTTTGTTCTTCTTGAAGTCTTTCCTTTTCCTTTTCCTTTTCTTTGATTACTTCTTTCTTAGCATGTTCTGCCTCTTCTTCTTCAGAGGTTAGACCTAAGAAACTTTTGATACCGAACACCTTATCAGAGAACCAGTCCTTTACTTTCTGCCAGACTTCTAGGAAACCATCTACAATGTTGGTAACTACTTCTGTTACCTTAGTCTTCATCATTTCAAATTTTTCTAGGATTTGGTCTTTGAACTTCATGAATATAAGAACTAATCCAACTGCAAGAAGTAAAACACCAGCTCCGATTAGTACAAACGGTGATGCAAGTATTGCTGGGATTGCAGCTAACATTGCTGGGATTCGTGCAAGTAGAGATACAAACCTTGTTGCACCTTTCATTAACATCTTAGGTGCCATCTTAATTGCTTTGAGTCCTTTACCGCCCATAGTCTTTGCACCGTTCTTCATAGTGTTACCTAAGTCAGACATCTTACCTTGGAAAAGTTTTGCTTTCTCAGAGAACATATCTTTAACAGGTTGAAACTTCTCTCCGACTTTATTTTTTACATTAGAAACTTTACTAGTAACACTATCCTTTGCAGCTGTGAATTTTTCACCCATAGCACTCATCTTTTCACTTGCTGAAGTTTTCATTGTGGTAAAGAATGCACCTGCTGATGCGACTAGGGCCCAAAAGAGGTCTTTTAATTTATCTACTGGATTACCAAGTTTATCACCTAAGAATTTACCGAAATTCTTAAACTCAGTCCCAACAGTTTTTAAGTTGTTACCAAACTTAGTGACATCATCAAGCATACCACCGATATCCAATAGTCCACCAGTAAGGTCTTTTATTGCACCCGAGAAGTTATCAAACCTTTCACTAGAAGATGCCTTTTTCATATCTTCCGTAAATTTTTCTTCTAACTTGATTCTCTCTTCTTCGGCTTCTTCAAGCTCTTTGTTTGCTTTTTCTATTTTGGCTGCACGGAACTTTTTGATTTCAGTTTCCTTTTTATCAATCTCTTGTTGAATCTCATCAATCTCTTTTTGTTTCTGAAGACGGTCTTCAATTCCATGAGTGATATCATTATCAATATCAAACTGCTTTCCTGCAGCTTTACGTTTCATCTCATTGAGTGTCTTGTTACGATTGATTTCAGCCTGTTCTTCTTTGAGAAGTTTATCTCTTGCATCGGTGGAGGCAGTAGACTTGGCCTTATTCTTTTCGAACTCGGTCTTGTCAAAATCTTCCATTGCTTTGGCAAGTTTCTTTTTAGATAGAAAGCCAGAGAACGTGTCCCTAGTATCCTTACGAATATCTGCAGCGGAGATTGCAATCTCCTTGTTTACTTCTGCAAGATTATCCACTAGACCTTTGAAAGGTCTGTTCAACCCCTCAGAAGCTTTACCTAGTTTATCTGCAAGTTCCTGTGCTTTCTTATCTATTTCGTCTGCCATTGGTTATGTCCTAGTTAGGGTTATCGTCGCCGTGTTCTTTCGCTGCACTTGAAGTGTATAGTCCAAACCAAGCTGCTCCAGCACCGACTAGTACGGAAATTAATCCCGACTGTTCTAGTGTTGGGTCTGCCAAGTCCATAAACCAAAATGTTGCATAATAAAGTAGGTACATGTAAATACCTAGGAATGCACGAGGTATAATTCTCCATGCATCAATTGTCTTGGCTGCAAATATCCATTTTTGCCAAGGGTTCTTTCTGTCTTCTTGAGTTAGTTCAAAGATTTCCTGTTTCAGTTCTCCGATTTCAGAAACCATGCTCATAAACTTTTTCAAGTCAATCTCGACTTCATTACGACTCATGTCGCCTTGAAATTTATCCATATCGCTCATTAGTGTGTCCTCTAATTATTATCTGTTTTGTTTATTCCTTTCGGCCTCCTCTTCGAGGTGGTTCAAAAGGAGCTTAATGTAAATCTCTCTTTCCCATGGCATCATGTCTTCCAACTCATTCAATGAATATTTGTGGTGTTGCATCATTTGGAAATTAGTATTGTAATAGTTTACTAATCCCTCATGAGAAAGAGCCATTAAAAAAAAGAGTTTATACCTTCTAATACTCTTTTGTTTTCTCTTTCACAAACATTACATTTCCATTCTGCAGTATGAGAAAGTTTAGGTAGGTCGTCAAACCAGTCACCTAACAATTCTAACTGCTTATAAGTTAGAGAATCAATGAATTCATCTAAATCAGATTTACTCATGTCACTCTTATCATAAACTTGTTCATCATCAAAGATAGATGTAATAGAATTCTTAACTACATCTAGTCCAACGTCTGCATCAGCTTGATTCAAACTAGTAGACTTGATGTCTTTAACCAAGGGTGTTCTAACTTCGATACCAACAGTGTCACTTATCATGACCGTATTGGATGTAGGTTGTTCACCATTAGCTTCAATTTCATCTAAGTTGATACCGATTTTCTCAGTACCAGTACAGTCTTCAGTTCTGCATTGTAACGTTAGTTCTATCGTTTCACCTACAGATACAGCACGAACCTTTAAAAATAGATATTCTAAATCTATCATTGCAAGTTCATCTGCATTTACTTTATCAAAAGTAACTGCATTGATTAACTCCTTTACTGCATTCAATGACTGTACAGCATCTTCACTTTCTCTCGCAAGTATCAATACCTTTTGTTCTTTTACAAGAAACGGTCTAAACTTTACCTCAGTACCGTCACTTGGTAGCACACACGTATAGGTGGGTGCTGATTGGATTGGTAATCCCATAATTTACTCCATATTGTAATTAACCGCCACCAAATATATTTCTAAATCTGTTTGCAGCTGAATCGACTTGACTTAACTTCTTAAAGTATCCGTCAGCCTCTTTATTGAAACGTCCCCCAACTTTTAATGCTGTGAGCGCTCCATCTAAAACTTGTCCACCTCTATTTATAGTTTTCAACGGAGTCAATTCTTTCCTTTTAGTTTGTAACTTCTCATACTCTTCTTGATAGCTTCTGTTTGGTTTTCTCTCTTCTACTAGGTATTCGGTTGTCCAGTTTCTATACTGGAATGTTGCACTAATTTCTAAGATTCCTTCTTCGTCTGCACCAAAATTCATTGCATCAAATGATGAAGGGTACACATCATAATACGTATATTTCATTGACTTTGTCTCATCCTTTCTCAATGCATACACTTCCATTGTACCGATATAAGTATCTAAGTATTTCATTACTGGTATCTGTGCTGAACCAACTCTGCTTGTATCATCCGTTCCTTGGTAAATCCAATTATGCCATGCTTCTATTAATGCACGGTCATGGAATGATTGGTCACAGAGAAATGATATATCAACAAACCCACCTTGGTCTACAGTTCCATCGGGGATTTCATATCCCGAATTGTATTGGTCTCTTGTATTAGTTCCTAAAGATGAACCTTCCATATCTACACTTCTACATCTAAGCATATCACCTTCTGTAAATTGCCACCCTAGGGTTGATGGTGATAAAAGAGAAACATCGAATAGGTTTGCTCTTGCACCTGTATCAAAGTTTGCTTTAAATGTGTCTATTGTTATACTCATTAAATTTTCCTTCTACTGTCTGCATATACAGTGTTTGCGTTTACATTAAATTGTGCTGTTGGCATCATCATTAATGTTTCCCATTGTTCTCTTGGTACTTTAACAATTCTTGCACCGATATGAGATGTTAAATATCTTTTGATACACGGCCCGGCATTTCTTAGACCACTTTCTATTTGGGTCAAGTCATAGTCTACAAGCATTCTATCATCATCCTCACCTTCCATAGTAAATTCAAATAACTTACTTAACAAAGGTACTCTCATTGTAGGTGAGATGTAATGGATATTGATTCCTAAAAATCCATTGTTATATAATTCTAATGGTACGACAATTGGATACTTATCCCAATACGGCAATGTGTCTTTCCACTTTGCATCATAATGGAACATGTATACTCCACCTTGTCTCAGTCCAGTATTAGTGACCGTGTCTAATCCTTTCATAATCTTTATTGGTTTGATTTTTAAATCACGGACGTTTTGTCTAAACCATTGCAGACTATCTTCGGTTCCCGATTCTATTTCTTCGGGTAACATTTTTGCTACAGTTGATAATACTTTAGATACCATAGAACTATTTATGCATTTTAGCCTACAATAGTAAAATTAGTTTCAGTAACTTTTCTGTTATTTGGATTTAGTTCTAGGAAGGAACCTAACTCATCTTCAGTGATGTGACCACGAACGGTCACTGGGCCACTTCCGAATAAATCTTTGATACTATCATCACAGGTTCCTATCAGTTTAGGACGTTTGCCGTCATATAATTTTCTAAGGTCTAGATAGTATTCATACATTGTAGGACGGTCTTCAGATATGTGGAATTCAATCATACCCTCAACATCAAAAAACCTTGCATGTCTACCTTCGGGTATGGGGAACTGGTCTATCCATTCTTGATATGTAACTTGTTTATTGTCGGGAAGATAATTTGAGTCATCCCAAATTACGAATTTTGATTCATAAGCTTTACATTGTATCATAGCATTTACACGAACGGAGCCTGGATGTACTCTCCACCTACCATTAGGTTTAATCCAAGCTTGTGGTGTAGAGTAAAATCCCACTGATTTGTATTGGTCGATTAACCACACTAATTTCTGTGATTCGTTTCTTCTACTATCTTCATCTGTTCTATTGATTGCAACATCTTTATGATGTATAGTTTCCAGCAAATTCTTTGCAAACATCTTAGGATGATATGGGTGCCATTGCTTACATTCACCTAGGGTTGCAAACTTAGGGATAGATGTTTTAGACTTCTCTTCAAAAGCACTTTGTAATTTATCTTCAGTTATATGCATTAATCCTCTCTTCTACTAGTTTAATATCTTTGGGTGTGTCTACTGATAGACCAACATCATCTACATGAACCATTAGAACCTTATACCCATGTTCTAGGAACCTTAACATCTCAACACTTTCAGCTTTCTCTAAAGTCTGCATAGGTAATGTTGAGAATTCTTGTAGACGTTCTTTACTGAATGCATACAAACCAAGTTGTTGATTTACCTTTGCATCCTCACCTCGTGGGAAAGGTATACCAAGACGTGAGTAATACATTGCACAATGATGTGAATCAAACACAACCTTTACTACATCGTTGTCCATTACCTTATACGGCTCTTTGATTAACACATATGCATTTGCAACACCAAGTGTGGGGTTAAAGTAATCACATAGTCTATCAATTGCTTCGGGGTCAATCAAGGGTTCATCACCTTGTATGTTGACATAGATATCTGCATCTATTTGTTCAGA